AAGGGAAGTTTTAAAACGTAAAACGACATCGAAGAGCTCTGTTTTTGCAGAGTTCTGCGATGTCGTTACATTTTCAAAGTGGCGTCCCCAAGGGGATTTGAACCCCTGTTGACGGCGTGAAAGCCGTCCGTCTAGCGCTTGCCGCCCTTTGTTTTCAGTAGGTTGACGTTCTTCTAAGGGCGTCATTATGGGCTTGTCGGCCAGTATTTATGTAACCAGAAAATGTACACAGAATCGTGTACATTTTCCTGCCCTGCATTCTTGTGGAGCTCCAGCGGCCGTCTGTCGCGGAGGCTCCTATCTATTTAGTATAATCCTCCACTCCCTCTCGCAGCGCGGCCGCTGGAGCCTCCTTTCTGGCGGCAGCGCCGCCATGGGGGGCCGCGTCCCCTCCCCGCACCCCACCGGATTTCAGAAAAAACAGCTCAAAAAGTCCTACCCGACATTCTCCGTTGAAGGTACTTCCAGACCCCTCCCCATGAGGGGCGGAACTGCGTCCTCGGGGTGTCGGGGATTTTTTGGGCTTTTTTCATGGGATTTTGGGACGTTGCCTATCTGCGCTGGGGCGGCGGTGGCGGAAAAAGAGGTGGTCGCATGAGCGATATTTCCGAAATGGCCAAGCGCGTCCAGGCTCAAGTGGACGAAGAACAGCGCCAGCTTGGCGCGGCGGAAAAAGTGGAGGCCGTGACTCCGGACTTCGTGGCCAAGTGCTCCAAGTTCGGTGAGAAGGGTAACGGCCTTCTTCACTCGGCAATCTTCAAGGGCCGCCTGGTCTATGTGCCAGAATCGAAGCAGTGGTTCCGGTGGGCAGGTCAGTTCTGGGAGACCACTCACATCCACAAGGTCGAAGCCTCGGTGGAAGAGGTCGCTCAGAAATACCGTGAGGTGGCCAGCCATTACTCGAAGCTCGCCCGTGATGCCAAGGATGCTGGCGACAAGGAAGAGGCGAAGCGCCTCACGTCATCCTCCGAGCAGATGTTCGGCCGTGCCAATGCCTTGAACTCTTCCCGTGGCGTGAACTCCTGCGTGAAGTTCACCTTGGCCAATGAGGATCCTCTCATCTGCCGACCGGATATCTGGGACAATGACCCTTGGCTTCTGGGCGTGACCAACGGAGTGGTGGATCTGCGTACAGGTGAGTTCCGTGACGGCCGCCCTGATGACTTCATGCGGAAGGCCTGCCCGGTGGAGTGGCAGGGACTGAACGCCGAAGCTCCCGTGTGGGAGAAGAGCCTCGGTGAGATCATCGGTGCTTTCGAGGGTGTGGGCGACTACCTGCACCGTGTGCTCGGCTACGCCATCACCGGCCAGAGTACGGAGCCGCTCTTCCTCATGCTCTACGGTGAGCGCGGTCGAAACGGCAAGACCGTCATCATGGAGACGCTCAAGAAAGTGCTTGGCCCGTACATGGGGCCGATTCCTGCGGAAATGCTGCTCGACCGCAACGTGCCGAAAGACCCTGACTCCGCTTCGCCGACTATCATGAACCTGAAAGGTCTGCGTATCGTGTGGGCCTCGGAAACGAACGAAAACCGGCGCTTCTCCACTTCGCAGGTGAAGCTGCTTTCCGGCTCCGACTCTCTGACCGGCCGTTACCTGTGGGATAAGGAAAACACCGAATTCCGCCCGAGCCATACTCTCTTCCTGCTGACCAACTTCCTGCCTCGCGCTCCAGCCCATGACACGGCCTTCTGGGAGCGCCTCAAACTGCTGACCTTTCCCTTTCGTTTCGTGGATGAGCCGAAGGGCGAGCTGGATCGGCAGCGCAACCCTCGGCTCGAGCAGGAACTGGAGAAGGAACTGCCGGGAATCCTGGCATGGCTGGTGCGCGGATGCCTGAAGTACCAGCGCGAAGGGCTGAAGGCTCCGGCCTACATCACTCAGGCTTCGGCGGAATACAAGGTGGAGGAAGATACCATGCAGCTCTTTGTGGAGCAGTGCCTTGAGGCCATTCCAGCCGATGAGCTCTCCCTCCTCACGGATCCGGAAAAGCGGATATCCGCCACCGACCTCTATGAGGTCTACCAGGGCTGGTACAAGAAATACGTTTCGCCAAAGGCGGTGCCCTCGATGCACCTCTTTGGCCGCCAGCTCTCCTCGAAGATAACCAAGCGCAAAGTTGGTGGGCTCACCTGGTACTACGGCTACCGGCTCACCGATGACGGCGAACGTTTCGGAGGCAAGCAAGTATGACATTAGGCCTTTGCCATGACCTTTGGGGGAGGGGGTGTCCTGCCGGATTGTTCTTTACTTTCGCGGGGATAACTGCGTCAGGACAAAAGGACTTCTCTATGGAACCTGCCAACGCATTAACGATAAGCGGATTTTTTTAACGTATGCGTTATTATTGTCCTAATGTCCTGTTTATTATTTTATACAATAAAAACAAATAGATAAAAGCAGGATATTAGGCAGGACGTTTGCAAGACCAAGGATGTTTTCATCATGCCTGCAAATCTCGTGGATCTGTTCACCGAATACGGCTTCAAGGTGGAGAAAAAAACGGCCGCCGAGTGGGCCGCGCCTTGCCCTGCCTGCGGCGGGAAGGATCGCTGTTCCGTGTGGCCGGATGAAGCTGACGGTCGCGGCTATTACTGGTGCCGCCAGTGCGATGCCAAGGGCGATGGCATACAGTTCCTGCGCGACTTCGCCGGGATGTCATACCAGGACGCGTGTCAGCGCATCGGCGTGACTCCGGCCACGAATCTCCGGCCTCCTACGCTGCCACAGCGGCGGCAGGCTGACCGCTTCGAGGCTGGAGACGGCAGCGCGACTGCCTCCGGCATCGATGCCGGAGTGTGGGCGAAGCGTGCCGGCGATTTTGTGGCCTGGGCCGCCGACCAGCTCCAGAAAAGTCCGGAGCAGCTTGCATGGCTGGAAGAACGCGGCATCTCTGCCGAGGCGGCTGCCGAATATCGTCTGGGATACAATCCCGGAGAAAAAGGGAAGAACTGCATCATCCGGCCTCGCAGCGTGTGGGGATTGCCGCCCGTCATGAAGGACGGCAAGGCAAAGAAGTTCTGGCTGCCTCGCGGCATCGTCATCCCTCAAATCGAATCCGGCGTGGTGAAGCGGATTCGGATCCGCCGCCTCGATGCCGACCGAGCGGAGTTCCGGCCGGAGCACAAGTACCATGTGGTCGAAGGTTCGGGCATGGAGATGCTCTGGCTCCAGTGCCGGACGGACAGCAAGGTCACGGTGGTCGTGGAATCGGAGCTCGATGCCTATATGCTCCATGCCCAGGCTGGCGACATGGTGAGCTGTGCCTCATCGATGACCAGCAACGTGAGGAAGATGAGCCAGGACTTGCTCGAAAGATTCGGCGAACAGCTCTGCATCCTGGTGGCTCTCGATTCCGATAAGGCCGGAGCCAACGGCTGGCCGCGATGGCATGAATCCTTCGCCCGTGCGAAGCGCTGGCCGGTTCCCGCAGGGAAAGACCCGGGAGAAGCCTTTTCCCTTGGCGAGAACCTGCGTGTGTGGCTTCTGGCGGGCATTCCTGAAGGCCTCCGGCTTTCCATGCGGGCAGGAGCACCCGCGCTTGAAATGTCCTCGCAGGTGGAGGGGCACGGTGGAGAAGCGGCTCCGGCAGAACCGGAAGAAATGCCTGTTCCGGAACAGGAAGCGGACGTGCTCGCTCCGGAAATCCCGCAGGCCGTACTCGAGTTCGCGGAGATGTGGCGGCGCATCCCTATCACCTATCGCCGCATCCTCGATGGCGATGGACTTCCAGCAGGCTGGGCATGGGAGTGCAAGGCAGAATGGTCGGTGGCTCACATGGAAGAAAAGCACGCCTTTTTGAAATTCGAGGCGGAGCATCCGGAAGTGGCGCAATGGATAGCGGCCAATCCGCTGACCAGAATAACGGCCGCGAACTTCCTGACCTGGATGGATGAGCCCGTGCAGGATATGTGCGCCACCTGCGCCCATGGGCATCTGTCCCGCTTCCGACCTCCGGTGAAAGTGAAGCGCTGCAAGGGCTGCGTTTATAACCTTGAGTCCTGGAATGAACTGAGTATCGAGCGCGGCGATTTTTACCGCGAGAAAGGAGTGTTCTATGAAAATTGAAACATGGCCGGTCGACAAGCTGAAGGCGTACCATCGCCAGCTCAAAGACAACGAAGATGCTCTGCCGAAGATGGTGGAGGTTCTCAAGAAATGGGGATTCCGTGTTCCGTTGCTGGTGTCCAAGGATGGCGAGATCATCGATGGTGCGACACGCTACCAGGCAGCTTTGCAGATAGGCCTGACCGAAGTGCCAGTGGTGGTGGACAGTTCGCTCACTCCTACGCAGATACGCACCTTCCGGCTCCTGGTGAACCGCAGTTCGATGTGGGCGGACTGGGATCCGGAAGCGGTGGGGCAGGAGCTGGCCGAACTGCGGATAGACCTGGACGACCTTTCCCTTACCGGCTTCACAGACCGGGAGCTGGATGCCTTCCTGCAGGGCACCGTGGCCGCTGGGGAGAAGGATCCGGACGATGTTCCTCCGCTTCCGGAAGAACCTGTGTGCAAGGCCGGTGACGTGTGGATCCTCGGTGTGCATCGCCTGATGTGTGGCGATTCCACTTCTCCCTCGGACATCGCCATGCTCATGGCTGGTGAAAAGGCCGATATGGTGTGGACAGACCCGCCGTACAATGTGGATTACAGCGCCAAGGCTGGAAAAATCAAAAACGACAAGATGTCGCCGGATGAATTCGATGTCTTTCTCCGGCGGTTGCTTCTTTCCGCCTATGAACTGCTGGCCGATGGTGGCGCCATTTATGTGGCTCATTCTGAAGCCGGTGACGGCATGGCCTTCCGCAAGGCCTTCAAGTCGGTGGGCTTCAAGCTGTCGTGCTGCCTCATCTGGAAGAAAAACGCTCCCGTGCTGGGCCGGAGCGATTACCACTGGCAGCATGAGCCCATACTTTATGGCTGGAAACCTAGCGGCAAGCACCATTGGTACGGCGACCGGAAACAGCGTTCCTTCTTCGAGCACTATGCCGGCGAAGTGGTGCAGAAGGTGGCTGACAACGTGTACCAGGTGGCCAGCGGCGACAGCATTCTCCGGATCTCCGGCACCAACCTGATGGTGGAGGATCTGGCCAGTTCCATCATCTCCGAACCGAAGCCTCAGAAGTCTGACCTGCACCCGACCATGAAGCCCGTGGCTCTGGTGGAGCGTATGGTGGCCAACAGTTCGCCCAGAGGCGGCCTTGTGGTGGACGTGTGCGGAGGTTCGGGAACCACCCTTATCGCGTCTGACAGGCTCGGCAGGCGCTGTAATCTGATGGAATACGATCCGCGCTATGCCGATGTCATCATCCGGCGCTGGCAGGAGCTCACTGGCGGCGTGGCCGTCCATGCTGTGAGCGGCAATCCTTTTCCTCGTGAGGTGACCCATGACTGAAGAAGTCGATCTGCTCAAACTGGTGGAAAAAAGCAAGGCCAATGACCTGGCCTTCCTGCTGAAGGCGAAGGAACAGAGCAAGGCTCGGATGAAGCAGAACCCCACTCCTGACAACATCTCGGCCTTCCGGCGGGCGAGGGCCGCTGTGGAAGAAGAATCCCGCCGCATACAGGGAGGGGCGGCCGCCATGAAGATTTTCAAAACCCAGATCGATGCCACAACGTTCCTGCGTGATTCGGGCTTTAAGGTAAGCAAGAGCCAGTTCAACCGTGACGTGGCCGCCGGCAAGGTGGCGAAGAATGCCGACGGCTTTTTTGAAGAAGCGGCGCTCATGGGCTATGCGGCCGTGAACCTTTCGCCGCTGGAACAGCTTGGCAACCGTGCGCTGGCCGAGGCCTCCATCGACCGAGTTTCCGCCGATGCCAAGCTCAAGAGCTATTCGGCGGAACGTGCCCGCCTGAAGCTGGAAAAAGAACAGGGGCTGCTGGTATCGCGTGCCGACCATGAAGAGGATCTCGCTTCCCGTGCTGTGTTCTTCCGGAGGGAGATAGAGAACTTCGGCCGCCGGAAGGCTGCGGAGATCCTTGCCGTGGTGCATGGGGATGAGGCGTACCTGCCCGACTTCCTGGCATGGTGGGAAGGCGCGACCGAGGATTGGATGGATGCCTGGGCCGCCGACCGGGAGTTTACGGTACAGAACGAGGTGCGGGATGATGAAGAATTCCAGGACGCATGATCAAACGGGAGGACGTGCGGATAAAAAGTCGTTCTGCCGAAGGGTGCGCCACTTCATGCACCTGTTCATCGGATTGAGAAGCTATTGGGGCGCTATCCGCAAAATGGATGCCCCTTTCGAAGGTTCCATAGAAATGTGCCGCCGCGATGTGATCGGTTCTTTGACGGCAGCCATGGAAAGGTGGAAACCGGGCCGACTGAGCAAAACGCGGAGACTTGAGATGCGTTCCTACCGCAGAGATGTGGTCGAATCGGTGCGGGATGTACGGCGATCTTGCCGCCAGCTTCCTCCGTTCAAAACTCGGAAGGCGTATCCGGCTCACCGCTGGTGGCAATATCGAGACCGTTCGCGTGATAATATTGAACTTCCCTTTTGAGGTGTGGAATGCAGCGCTCCATTGAAGAACTGGATGCCCGGCTGGAAGAAGCTCTGGGTAAATTCGAGGCCGGCAACCTTGGCTATGATGACACGAAGCGGATCACGGAATCCTTCACCGGCCGCGAAATTGAAGGCCGTATCATCGACCGCCTGTTTTCCGAAATCGTGAGGCTCTCCCGGTTGAACCTTGCCATCTCCTGCCCGTTCCTCTGTTTTCAGGCAGAAAAAGAAGAGCGAGGCGACTGATCAGAGGATGGAGTGGCTGGCCAGTTCAAGGCCTTTCGCAAGGATGAACTTCATCGTTTCGCTCAGGCTTTCGGCGGCTCCGCGCTCCAGTGCTTTCGTGACAAGTTCGCCAGCCGTGGAGGTGGAGGTCAGTACATCGGGGGTGGCGTTCAGCGCCTCAAGTCCTTTGATGGTAAGGACGGCCTGCATGAAGCCTGTCGGGCAGCTGAAGCCCTCGTATCTGAGGTATCCGGCCTCCTGCAGCCAGTTCAAGGTGGCCTCGATGAATCTGACTTCTGCCAGCTCCTCTTTCTGGCCTGGCTCGTAAAGAGGGCCGAACAGCCAGATGCCGTATTCCTCTTTCAAGCGCAGGTCGCAGGGGAAGGGAAAACTCTCATAAAGAGCCGCGAACGTCTGCGCGGCAACAGTATTGAACTTTTCTATGTTCGGAGGAATCGCCATGAAGTCTCCTTATGAAAACCTTGACTGTCAGATCGCCTTTATAATCGAGCGCCTGAAGGATGGCAATCTGGGCTATGCCGTGACGCAGGAACTGGCAAAGAAGTATGTGGAGGATGAAAAAGGGGCCCATGTTGTGTGGCTGCTCTTTGATGAGATCATCCGCCTTTCCCGCAGGAATCTTGCCATGTCGTGCCCGTTCATCGACCACCACAAAAAAATCTAGGATTCGTACATGACTGCTTTTCGCTTCACTGCCGGTGAGCGGGATATCTTCCGCCGCCGGCCCTATGTCCCGCTTTCCGTGTGGGCCTCGGAGAACGTCATCCTGAAAGACGGCCCATACGCTGGAAGCCGTTTCCGGCTCGATGTGAATCCGTACCTGCAGGGTATCATGGACACGTGGAGCGATCCTTCCGTGGAAGAGGTGGACGTTTCCGGTTCTGCCCAGACGGGCAAGACGGTCATCATCCACAGCGCCATCGCCTACAGTGTCGACCAGCGGCCCGGGCCGCGTATGCTGGCCATGCAGGATGATGATGCCATAGCCAAGGTGATGACGGCCAAGCTCATGCCCATTTTCAAGGCTTCGCCTGTGATACGCGGCAAGCTGGGCAAGGCTCGCGCCTCTTTCGTGACCTTCCGTGACGGCACGGCGCTGTTTCTGGCCAGTGCCATGTCGCAGAGCCAGCGAGCCTCCATATCCATCCAGGACTTGTTCCTGGACGAAGAGGCTCTCTATAAGCAGATCGCCGGCCAGGGTGTGCCGGTGGCCGAATTCATCGAGCGTACCCGAAGCTATAGCGACAAGCGCAAGATCCTGCGGCTCAGTAAGCCCATCGGCGGCGAAGAATGTTCCATCGTTCAGGCTTTAGAAGAGTGTGACGAGGTGCGGGAGTACCATGCCCGCTGCCCGGCGTGCAGCACACTCCAGCCCTTTACCGAGGAAGGTCTGACCACTTCGGAAAAGACCGCGAACCCGCAGGAAGTGGAACGGCGCAAGCTTGGCCGCTATAAGTGCTGCCATTGCGGCTACCTGTGGAGCGATACTATCCGCGACAGGGCCGTGCTCCATGGGCGCTGGATAGCGGCAGAGCCTGTGGCAAAGCCAAGGCGTGTGGGCTTCCACCTGCCGGCCATACTGAGTAAGGCGGTGAGCATTTCCGAGGTGGTGGCGGCGAAGATGCGGGCCGATGCCTCGGACAGCCCGGCCGTGAAACAGCAGTACGACAACGGCATCTGGGCACGGCCGCATCGCCAGGTGGCCGTGGAGACCAGTCAGGAACAGATACTTTCCCGCATCGATCCCGATCTGCCTCCTCGCACCGTTCCCGGCGATGCCGTGGCGCTCACGGCCGGCATAGACGTTCAGGCCAGAGGCTTCTGGTTCACGGTGCTGGCCTGGCGGCCGGATATGTCATCGGCGCTCATCGACTACGGCAGGCTGACGGACTGGGATTCCGTACTGGCCTTGCTGGACACCCGGTATCCGTTCGAAGAGGACAGCCCGAAACATGGCGCATCGCTGAACATCTGGCGTGCCGGCATCGACTCCGGCGGCACAAAGACGGGCATGGCCGTGGTTTCCCGTACCGAGGAAGTCTATTCCTTTGTGCGGCGTCATGGGCAGGGCAGGCTTTTTGCCTGTAAGGGCGCTTCCCGCGAGACGTACACTCCCGTGAGGGCCGTGAGCATCG